TATTTTTTACAGCTAACTCATTTAATAAAGAAAATGCTGTCTTTGCTGCTTTATCCCAATTAAATTCATCATGAATTATTTTACTATCTATTAATGCTTTAGTTTTATATTTACCATAGTTTTTATAAACTTTTTTCATAACATCACATAAATGATCGAAATCTGGCTCATAATATTTGCCAATATTTAATCTATCATCACATTCTGCAAAAATATCTACAGGTAAACCTTTACCTTTAGCAAACTCCAATTGTCCACTACAATTAGAATAAATAGAAGGTATACCACAAGACATAGCTTCAATTAAAGGTAAATTCCAACCTTCACTTCTAGAACATGATAAAAATACATTACAATCTTGAATTAATTTAACATATTCATCTCTTTCTAAAAAATTATATAATTCTATATTATCAGAGTAACAATTATGATGTTTTAACCTTTCTTCTGTATTTTTAAATCCATCTTCAGCACACCAATTATCAGTACATAAAAGTAATTTAACATCTTTATTATCACCAAATACTTTTACAAAAGATTGAACAATTTCTAATGTAGATTTTCTAAATTCCCATCTTCCTATTACTAAAAATGTAAATATTTTATTATTGTTTGTTTGTTTTTTTGGTTTAAATACATCTACATCAACCCCTTCAGGAACAACTTTAACTTTATCAGGATCCATTCCTTGATTTATAGTTTGTTCAGCTTGCCATTTAGTAGGTACCCAAATTTGATCATATTCTTTTAATTTATCAAAAAATATTTGAGGTTGTTTTGTAGATTCCCAAACATTATATGCAATTTTAGGATTAGTATAATGATCATAAAATAAATGATGATTTGTTGAATATAATACTAAATCTATATTAGGAGAAAATTGTTCTCCATAATTTTCATAAATTTTATGCTTTTTTCTTACACCTCTATCCTTATCTTCCCATAACCATTGAGTACTTAATAATTTTTTATCTAAATCATCAAATCCTTCTTCTTTATTATGAGGTTCAGAGTTAATTCCTTCCCAACCATCACCGATTGTAAAATTATGTATTTTTAATTGTAAGTAATTAGATAGTTGACGAAAAAAGCTACGAGAATGATTAGCGTAGCCAGTATTTCCTATATAACTAGTATGTACTTGCAGTAGTGGTTTCATAACTATAATATATGACTTATTTGTTGATAATCCTACCTTAAATTAAAACCATAAAGTAATTATTTTATAGATTACCATAATCCACACCCCAATTATACCAACCATAGCTCCAATTGATGATGATTCATATTGTTCTTTTGATCTACCTTGCCTATATTTTATATCCTCTTCAGTCATTTGTTTTTATTTTATATAATGTATATTCTAATGTTAATTCTTCTCCAGCCATTATATCTCTAATCGTTTTTAAATAGTATTTATCATTTGTTTTAACTAATTCACAATTAGGATAATCTGAATGATTAATAAACCCTCCTAATGGAGTTCTAATTAATTCTTCATCAACTTTATAATGAGTTGTTCCTATTTCAATCTCATCTACAATAACTTCATTAGTAAATAATCCTAGCCCTTCTATTTCGGATTCTTTTATAGTTAAATAATCTGGTAAGGGTCTATATGTCATTGTATTAAATTTAAGTATTTTTCATTTATTCTTACTTGGTATTTCCATCCAGCTATAAATACCTTTACATCTGCTTCATGTTTCCATTTACACCTATAAACTTTAACTCCTCCTAAATCAAAAGGATTTAAATACCAAAACCCAGGATTCGTTTTTGCAAAATAAGGTGATTTTACAAAGTTAATAACTATGTCAGCTTGATGTTTCCAATCTACAAAGTATACTTTAATATCGCTTTGATGTTTGTATTCAACATAATTAATGACTTGGGCATTTAATGTAAAATTAACGCATAAAAACGCGCATAAAACACATAATTTGCGCATAAACTTGTGGAGAATATCGGAGTCGAACCGATGACCTCTTCGGTGCAAGCGAAGCGCTCTAGCCAGCTGAGCTAATTCCCCTTTTACTATTTCCATGGTAGCATTGTTAAACCTAGTTGGTTAAGAAGTAATTCTACTATTGTAAATACTATACCACCAACTACTAATTGATAAACCCACCATTTCCATCCAGTTAACTCTAAAGCCCACTGACGTAAATGTGATTGCATTGCTTTATTATATAAATAGTTTTTAAATTTTTTAAACATTTTTTAAAAATTTGGATCATTTTTATCAACTTCATCAATTATATGATCTTTAACGAATTTCTTCCACCATTTTTTAATTTGATGAAGCTTTTTACATATCTCTCTTACCATTATAAATATGTTTTACTGTGGGGAATCTTAATGATATCCCACCTTTATCATTTTTAGTTTCCTCAAAATATTGAACAGTAATCATCTTTCCCATAATTAAATTTGGGTCATTTCTAAATGCTATTCTTTGTTCTTGAGTAAAACCACTACCTACCTTAACTGTGTTATCTTTATGTCTAATATAAACTTGAGACAACATTTTTATTGTTTCAGACTTACCATCTCTAACAACTTCATGATCCTCAAAATCAGCTCCAACGACTTTATATTCAGCATCATGGAATTTCTTAACTTTAATTAAATTCTTACTACGCTTACCTTCATAACCAACATCCTTACGCAACATAAATCCTTCCCAATTATTATCTTTAGACATTCGACCCCATGTATCGAAATGATCATCATCTGTTATAGTAAATTGATCTAAATAACGTACAATCTCCATACTAACACTACTATTATTATACCAACCTCTTAATTTAGCTAATCTTTCAGATAATCTCTCATCTCCTTTATTATTATCAAAGTCAGTTTTAGAAATCATATCAAATACTACAAATACAGGATTTTCAATTTGGTGATCTTTACGTCTTAATTGCTTCATTACACCTTGAAAATCTTCATTACCTTCTTCATCCATCAAACAAATTTCTCCATCAAATACAGTATTAATTATATTTGTTGATTCAATTGTTTCTTTTACTTTATTTAGTGTAGTTAATTCTTTACCCATTCTACTATAAAGTGTACACTTACCCTCCATATCTACAACAGCTAAACATCTAACACCATCTAACTTTCTAGAAGCATACCAAATATCATTCCAATCACATTTACCTTTATACTCTTGAGCTAATGCTACATTAAATTCTGGAATTAAACCAGGGAATGCTTTATTAATTACTTTAGCTCCACATCTAATTTTAAGATCTTTATCTATAATATCATAAATAACATCCCAATCAACATTTTTAGATGCAAATCTATTAATCATTTTAATAGCATCATGACCTGTTGCTTCTCTATTAGTTAAAATATCTAATAATTCAAACAAAGTATGATTACAATGACTATGTAAATGAATATTTTTCTTACACGTTTTACTTGTAACATGATACTGCTTATAAGGATTATAAGTGTACTCAAGTACTTGTTTAATAAAATCAGATTGTTCTTTAAGTATCTCTACTTTTTCATTGCTACTGGATGTAGCTCTCATTTCTTCAATGAATTGTTTTACTTCTTGCATAAACCTTTATTTTGTTTTAATTAATTATTCTACCTAAATGTACGAAATCTCCCTGGATCATCCAAATCTCTTTGCATAGACTGCAGTTTTTTCTCATGATCATTTATTTGTCTTTGTAAACGCTTTCCATGATCTGTTTTTGGTTTAGAATATTGTTTCCAATCTAACCAAAAACCTATAGCTACTAAAACGTTCATTCCAAGCGAAGCGAAAAGGATTTTTACGTCCTCATAAACGTTTAAATTTAATGATAAATGAATATGCCCCACCATCCAAAACGGAATGGCTAATTGTTGACTTATCCAAATTAATACAAATTTAATAAACTTCATCTTCATCTTTTAAATTACGAAAACGTCTTATCGTTTTCTTTTCCTTTTTCTGCTGCTCTGCTTCTAAAGTGAGCCCACAACTATCACAAGTATATAATCCAGTATCCCAATCCATGCTAAAGCCAGTGTGACCACAATTTAAGCAAGGGTGAAATGGATTCATTTCATCATTGTACTCGTCGTATTTAATCTTCGTCATGCTCTTCTATTATCTCTGCTTCGGGGATGGTTTGACAAAATAAAAAATGTGTTTGGGTCCTTAGGACGTGGTCACAATCTAAATAATCTCTCCATGCCTTAACAAACTCCATATTCAACTTATTAGTATCTTTCTGTGAGAAATTATGTGTTGGAATCTCTCGCTTAACAACATATGCTTTGTTTTCCGTTCCATAATTAACATATTTCAAATAATCTAATATCATCTTCCGTATTCCATTTCCATCATGCGTATATACGTAGTATCATCTGGATTGTTGTAGAAAAGCTCTTCCATATCTTCTGCTCTATGCAAAGAATCTATATACCTCCATCTTTCACGTTCGTCTCTTATTGAGTCTTCTTTTGTATAAATAAGTAAACTATCCTCCCATATTTCCCAATGAACTATATTTGTATCATTATCTAAATACTTGTATTTATTATATAAAGTTTCTTTCTCACAACATTTTTTAGGTTCTACTTTATCAGTAGTTCCACATGATGCTAGTAAAATTAATACTATCCAAAATCCTCTACCACTTTTTATCATACATTTCATTCTTATTTCTTCAATTTTAGCCCAATAGGCATTCCACTTTTTAATTCTATTTTTTATTTTTTTAATTATTTCCATAATACTTGTATACAAACTAATATTC